TTCACGATGAACCCGAGGACTTCTGCCTGCCGTTCGGTCAGTACCTCACGGCGGTGCTGCGCGTGAGCCTCGCTCAAGCCCCCTCGATCATCTTGATCGCCGCGTCCCGGCCCTCGCCGAAGCAATGACCGCAATGCGTCTCGGCTTTCGGCGGCAGGAGCGCGCGGGCGGCTTGAAGGCGCGCGGCAAGGTCGCCCTCGGGCTGGCGCTTTCCCTTCATGCGCTGGATGTCCGCGTGCAGGGCTTCCGCACCCGCCGGAGCTGTTACCGCTCGGTTCTCGAGGGCGCTCGACTTGATCACTGTCTCGCTCCATTGCCGTTCACCGGCTCCGGCGCCGGCTTCGGCGTTACGCTGGTCGTCTTCGCCTGATCCCGAGGAAGTCCGGCCTGCGTGGTCTTCCGCGGATCGGAGTCGAGGACCACGCCGACCGCGTCGAACTTCTTGTTCCACTCGCTGATCTCCCGGAGCTGGCGCGTCGGGTTGTAGCCGCGCTCGCGCACCATCTCCGGCCAGGTGATCGCGCCGATGCGGATGTTGCGCTGGTAGGCGAGACCCTCCTTGTCCGGCTCGATCATCGGCATCGGCGGCGCCGTCCACTGGATCGAGGTCTCGGCGGTGGAAATCTCCTCGATGATCGCGGCCGCCTGGACGAACCAGCGCCACAGCGGATCGCAGAACTGCGGCACGAGCATTTCCCAGCGGAGGTCCTCGATGTCGCCCCACGCGCGCAGACGGGCCATGCGCGCGCTCGAGAAGTTCACCTGCGAGAAGTCACCCGTGAGGTCCTCATAGCCGGTGCCGGGCACGGCGGCCGCGATCTTCCGAAGGACCGTCTGCGTAAACGGCCCGTGCTCGCTGACCTTCGGCGGGTCGACGACCGTCACGGATCGCCCGGCCGGGGCATTGTGAATCATCCCGGGATACAGCAGGTCCGTCGGGGGCTGCGTCGTGCCGGGCTCCGCCGTGCCGAGCGCTGGCGAGGTTCCGTCGATGTCACTCGTGATGACCGCGAGGCAGGCCGCGATCTTCTGCTTCATAAGCGCGGCGTCTTCGTACTCGTCGAAGTCCTTGAGAGGCACGATGGCCGCAGCCAGGAGCGACGGCCCGCGCGCTTGCCCCGCGCGCATACCCGGGAACACGTGCAGCACCTCACTCGCGGGGATCCGCACAGACGCCCCGGTCGTCGAAGCGCCGAACGCCGAGCCAGGATGCTCGGGCAGGAGCCAATAGCCGGCGCGCCGTCCGATGGCGTCGAACTCAACGCCTTGAACGATCCGCCCGCCCGCCGCGGTCGTGATCCCGTCACGCGTGATGTCGAGGAAGTCGGGCTCAAGCACCTGGAGCTGCATCGGGATCGGCAGCCCCGCCCGTACATCCTGCATAGTGCGCCACCGCCGGCGCACGAGGACCTCGCCGTCGCGAGTGACCGTGCGCATCACGAGCTTCTGGAGCCCCGCGATGGTGTGGCGTCCGTCCGCATCGCAGGCCGTCGTCCCGGCCCACGCCTCCCACAGTTCCTTCGCGCGTGGCGTCATGCCCTCGGTGTCGGGCATGACGCCCCAGCCGACGACGCGATTGACGATGCCGCGCAGCGCCGAGCCCGCCCACGCGTTGTTACGCTCCAGATCCCGCGCAACCTGGCGCAGGGACGCCAGCCCACCGCCAACGGCGGCGTTCGCGTCGCTGTTGCCGCGACTCCAGCCCTGGGTGCGGCGCCCGGCCGAGGCGGCCTCGTAGTGTCGCGCGTAGATCTCGGCGGCGATCCTGGCGAGTTGGCGCCTCAGCGTCCACCGCGGCGCCAGGGGCATCGTGAGGCGGTCGAACCAGTTCGACGAGGTCACAGGCCCTTGTCCACAGCAGCGAGTCGGAAGCCGACCGCATTGGCGCCCTGCACCTCGCGCTCCATCAGGGCGAGCGCCTTCAGCTGGTCGTCGGTGCTCTTATAGGTCACCGTGCGGTCGGAATATGCGACGGAGAGGACGCCGGAGGCGATGGCCGCCTTGAGCGTGTCGATCTCAGCCTGAGTCCAGGCCACGCGCAACTCCAAGCGGCACCAACGCCGGGAAGGGGGCGTGCCGGATCGCGGTCAGAGGCCCCGGAAGGACTACGGTTGCGACTTTACCACACCCGGCCGGACACGCTCTTCGAAAGCCGAGTCACAGACCCGGCCCTGGTTCACGTAGAGCGTGATCGTGCCGGTCTTTCCTCCGCGCAAAAAAGCCAGCAGGCGCTCCCAGATCTCGATTGGGATCGGTGTCTCGGGCATGCTCACCGCAGCCAGCCGCGCCGACGCCCGATCCAGGAATCCCGCCCTGGTGGCGTGGGCGCTGGCACCGGGGCTGAGCCTTCGGGCGAGGCAGAGGGCGGCGTGGGTGGCCGCGACTGCCCGGTGGCCGTCTCGAGCACCACCCAGTCCGACTCCGTGAAACGGTCCAAACCGACAACGGCGGCCGCGGCGCGCGCGTACACGCGGCAGTCGAGCGCGTGGTTCTCGCGCCCCGGGATCAGCGCCCACTCGAGCCGCACGAAGCCACGGCGCGTCTCGACCGTGACGAGCTGCTCGGCCGTGAGCTGGCGGAAGTAGTCCTCGCCGTACTCGGGGAAGTGGCAGAAGCCGGCGGGGGGCGGGCCTCCGTCGACCGGCGTCTCCAGCCGCAGGAACCCGTAGAGCTCGCTCTTGGCGACGTGGCCGCACACCGGCCAGACCTTGTAGCCGCGTTTGAGCTTCCGCCCGCGGTCGCTCACCTCCACGGGCGACGGCGCGCTGATCAGGACGCCGCCGGCCTCCTGGCCTTTGATCGCGATCACGCGCGCCATCGAGTGCCGCCGCGCCCAGGCGTAGACCTGCTGCGTGTTGTAGCCGCTGTCGACGGCGAGCATGCGAATCGGCATCGCGGTGCCGCCCTCGTGCGGAAACGCGCGCGCCAGGAGCGCATCGAGCTGGGGCCACGGCCCGCGCTCGAGATCGGCGGTGTCCCCGGGCAGCACGCCGTAGTCGATCGACCACGAGGTCTTGCCCCGGCCCCAGCCGACGACCTCGTAGACCAGGCGGTCCTTCTGCACGTCGACGCCGGCGGTGAGGAACAGCGCGCCGAGCGGGACCGACCCGATCCGGTAGACGTCGCGTCGTCGCATGAGCCGCTCCCAGTCCGGCGCCTCGCCGCGATCCTTCCAGGTCTCGCCGAGCACCGTGTTGACGAACGTCTTGAGCGTGAGGGCCCCGCCCCGGTTCGCTTTCACGAACTCCGCCGCGAGCTGCCCCCACGTCGCGTTCGGGCTGTAGGAGTAGGCGGCCCAGATGTGGAACGACGCGTGGCGATGCTGCTCGGTGAAGTGCTCCGGCGCCTCGGCCCGCCACTCCCCGGCCTCGACCATCGCGCGCTTGTCGCGGTGCTCGATCACGCACCCGTTCACCACGCAGACGAAGTGGGCCGCCTCCGGACGCTCCGGCGGCCATTTCAGGTTCGGGAACCGGAGGACCTGGAACGCGCCGCAGGATGGGCACGGCACGTAGTAGCGGCGCTGGTCGCCCTCGAGGAACAGCCGTTCGATGCGCGAGCGCCCCTCGATCGTCGGCGTCGAGCCCGCGAGGATCTTCCGGTTCCAGTAGTATTCCGTGCGCCGGATCCCGAGCTCGATCTGATCGCCTTCCGTGCCCGCGCTGGTGGGGTAGCCGTCGACCTCGTCGAAGATCACGACGCGGCGGGACGTGCGCCGGAATCCCCGCGCGCTGTTGGCGCCGATCAGCGACAGGGACCCGCCGCGGAATTCCTTCTCGAGGATCGTGTTCGCGCTGTCCCGCGTCTTCGGCTCCGCGACGAGCGCGCGCAGCACGGGGACGTCGCGGAACATCGGCGCCAGGTCTTCCTTGCTGTGCTTGCGCGCATCATCGAGCGTCGGCTGGACGTCGAGGATGGGACACGGATCGTGCTCGATGAAGTAGCCGATCGCTGCGCAGAACGATTTGGTATACCCCACGCGCGAGCTCTTCATCACCGTGACCCGCTCGATCGCCGGGTCGGAGATCGCGTCGAGGAGGCCCCGCTGGTACGGGAGCGTGCGCCACCGCCCCGCGTTCGCGTCGCCCGCCGGCAGCGCGAACTTCGCGTCCGCCCACTCGGACAGCGCGAGGCGCGGAGGGGGGCGCCAGAGCTGGCGGACGCGGCGCTCGAGGCCGGCGAGGGGCGTCATTGCCCGGCTAGTCGACCCATTATGTAATGAGCCCGTTGAGAGCTGAATCCGAGAGCTCTTCCAATCTCTGCGAACGTGAACCCGCGGCAGCGAAGCTCGGCTACATTGCGTCGCAGTAGCCGTTGTCGTTGCTGCCACAGCCGGTGCGCCTTATTCACGGCCAGGCGTTCCGCTCTACGTGCGAATCGCAGCCTCACATCAAGGTCATCCAGTGTCACTATGGTCATGCCGCGCCTCCGTTTGAATGGGTGGGTGGTTCGTTCGCCAGTTCCTCGAGCGCTTCACGCACCAGCTTGTCGAGCTCGGCCAGGTCCGGCCCCAGGAGATGCGGCAACCGCTGCTTGGCCCGCGTCGGCAGCCCGAGCAGCGTTGTCCGCGCCGACACCACGAGCGCCGACCAGCGCGTCT